ACTGATTTTTCTAAGGCACATCTGTCTACCAAGGGTGCGCAGATTAGCCTATCTATGCCCATCAGTAAGGTAGACAAAGAAAAGCGCATTGTTACAGGCTTTGCTACACTAGACAACGTTGATCGTCAGGACGATATCGTTCCTGCACATGTAAGCCTCAAGGCTTTCAATAATTTCCGTGGAAATATTCGTGAGATGCATCAGCCCATAGCAGTCGGCAAGATGATTTCTTTCAAAGAAGAAAAGTATTTTAACAAGGATGATGGAAACTTTTACAATGGAATCCTAGTATCTGCTTATATTAGCAGAGGCGCACAGGATACATGGGAGAAGGTTCTTGATGGAACTCTCACTGGTTTCTCCATTGGTGGAAATATCAATGACTACGAAGATACTTTTGATGAGAACATGGATAAGTCTATTAGAATTATCAAGGACTATGATCTCAACGAACTTTCACTAGTAGATAGCCCTGCAAACCAATTTGCAAACTTGGTTAGCGTAGAAAAGGGGTACATGAATGGAACCAAGACAATTCTAGAGAATGTCTATTGGTGCAATACTGATGACATTATTTCTCTATCCGATTCATCTAATGCTGCTTGCCCACGTTGTGATAAGGCAATGAGCAACATTGGTTTTGTTGAGAGCAATGACACAGAAAAGTCTACTGCCATTAAGTCTATGGTTTCCGATGCAAGAAGAACTTTGTCAAAGAGATTCAAGACAAACGATTACGTTATGCTTGATCAAAACATTTATGGAAGAATCACAGGCATTGAGAAGTCTGGATCATATCAGATGAGTTCTTCCAACACTATTTTGGTTGCGACTTATAATGATCCTGTCGCATTTGTACAATTATATGTAAAAAAGAATGATATTATTGTACCCACAGATCGTCGCATTATCAAATTCACTTCTTCATTAGAAAATGTTAATGTGATTAGAAAAAGTAAAAAGGAGGTAAGTAATATGAATAACGAAGTTGTTATTGTTGATGACGTTATCAACAAAGCACAGCAATTTGAGCAGTCCAGCCTCCGTTCAGAAAACGAGCCAACAAACCCTGGTCGTCAGGAGTCATTTGTTGAAAGAGACACAGATTCAACAACTGTAACCAGTCATACAGTTAAGGATGCCGTCACAATTGACGAAGGCCATAGAACTAACGCTGGTGCAGCATCTGTTGCAATTGACTACGAATCAGATCCAGAAAACTATCCAAGAATTGTTAAGGATGATGCCGCAATGGTTGAAACCGATGATGATTCTTGCGATTGCGAGGATGGCATTGAGTGCATGTGTGGCAATAAGGGAATGAATATGCCAATGGCCTATGGTGCTGGCATGGAGAAGCCTGCTGTTCAGCCTATTATGAATGCTGATGGCAACCCCACTATCCCCCGTCACGAAATGAACCCAAGTGCTGGTGTAAAGATGCCAGAACAGCAGCCAAAGGGCATGATGAACATGCCAATGGCTATGGCAGATGGTGGCCCAACTGCTAGTTATGTTGGAGGATATGGTCCAGGTGGAACTGGTTACTCAGAAGATCTTGAGCCAACCTCTGCTGAAAGAGCAGCAATTAACGGAACAAAGGCTGTTGCTCAGGCTGTAGGTTCACTTACCGATCTAGTAAAGGCACTCAATGAGAAGGTTGATGCCTTGCAGAAGCAGATTACAGGAGTAAATGCTGAAGTTGATCAGGTAAAGAATGAGTTTGGAAAGCGTGTTGATGCTGTGGAAAACGCAACTGCTTTCCGTAAGTCTGGCGATCTTGGCGAGATCGTTCAGGAACCTGAAATTCGGGTTCAGAAGTCACTATGGGACGGTCGTTTCCTCTCAACGTCCAATATATTTAAGTAAACAAGGAGGTGAAAGTCAAAAATGTCAGAAAATAATGAACTCATTAAGAACAATCCAAACCCCTCTGATGGCTATGGTTATCCTGATAGCGGTTACTTTGCCGCTTCAGGTGGCGTTGCCAACTTGGGTATTGGTGGAACAACCCCAGTAGCAGGTGCTTACCCATGGGGTACAATGGGCCAGTTGCCACCACCTTTCACAGGTGAGGGTAATGCTTTGAGCATTGATCCATCAGGCGCACCTGGTGGTATTTTAAACCCAGAGCAGGCTCGTCGTTTCATTGACTATGTTTGGGATTCCACAGTTCTCGCTCAGGATGGTCGTAGAGTTACAATGCGTGCAAACACCATTGAACTTGAGAAGGTTAACGTAGGTGAGAGAGTCATCCGTGCTGCAAATCAGGGTCTAGGCGATTACGTCAACACTGGTGCAACTTTCAGCAAGGTAGATCTCACCACAACCAAGATCCGCTTGGACTGGGAAGTTTCAACAGAGGCATTGGAGGACAACATCGAAGGTGGTGCTCTTGAGGACCATCTCGTTCGTTTGATGACCAATGCATTCGCAAATGATCTAGAGGATCTTGCTATTAATGGTGTAGGAGTTGGAACATCTGATCCATTCCTCGCTATTATGAAGGGATTCTGCTACCAGGTACAGAACGGTAACGGTCTATCAACTGGTGGACAGGCTCATGAGGCAACAACTGGAACCATTACTAACTGGACTCCAGAAGTTCTTCAGGAACTCATCAATGCTTTGCCAAGACGTTACCGTGCAGTTCGCAGCGGTCTACGTTACTACGCAGGCACTGAAACATTTGCTAATATCGTTGCTAGCAACGGTACTCTTGATGGAGGTACTGGCGTTTACACATTCGGTTACCGTGACCGTTACCTTGATGGTAATGATCAGGCAATCGGTAACGCTCGCCAGACCAGAGTTCTCGGCCTACCTGTTTTGGAAGTTCCAAACTTCCCAGCAGAGTATGTCGAACTCACATTCCCACAGAACCGTGTTTGGGGTTTCCAGAGAGATATCACTGTAAACCGTCAGTACATGGCTAAGAAGGATACCATTGAGTACACCGTATTCGTTCGTTTCGGTATCGCATGGGAAGAGTTGGACGCAGTTGCTTGGGCATCAGCCACAGGTAACCCAGTTACCACTTCCTGATAACTAAATAATGATTGGAGGGGCAGGGCTAAAATCCTGCCCCTTCAGTATTTTTTTGATATAATAGACGAAGGAGGTTAATATGACAACCAGAAAAAAGGCCACAGATGTTGTGGCAGAAGAAAACAATACTGTTGCAGAAGTAAGTTCTGATGTTGTTGAAGAGAAGACACAGGAACAAGAAAATGCAGAAAAGATTATTAGTGGACCAACAAAGCAGAAGTTTCAGCCAGTTTCTGCTGCCTTTATTGATGAAGAGAGCAACACTATTGGTTCTCGTGCAGCAGCAGCCAAGAAGGTAACTGCTACTGATGCAACAAAGGAAAAGCCTAAGAAGGATGAAGATGAGGTTGCCATTTTTTCCCCTCGTCATATTCACGCTGGTAGAAGCATGGGTATCCCAAGTCTACACTTTGGTTTTAACATTATGGATAAGAAGTCTGCCGATATTTGGCTAAATCTAAAGAAGGATGTGCGTTTGGCAACACCAGAAGAAGTCGCCAAGCATTATAAGGTATGATAATTTTAAGACAGCCACCATTTCCTTTAGTGGCAACGTATGATGGGTTAGATCCAGATACACAGTATGTTGTTGAAGTATCTGGATCTCACGCAGAACTTCTATTCTCTGAAATTCTTTCTACAGACGCCCTTGGTAATTTAAATATATTATTTTATAGATTTCCAGAAGACAATCTAGATGTTTGGGATTTCACAAGATATGATGGAACATATACTCTTCAGGTAACAAAGTTTCTTCTTGGAAGATTCCAACAGCCAGTTATTATAGATAATTTAGATATTGTTCGTCCATATGTTAATCCCGTTGCAATATCAGAAACTCCTTTAGAAGTTGAAGAAAATAAATATGCAGAAAGACTTGCCAGGTTTATTATTGATTCATATGCTGGAGGATTTTACTACGTTCGTGACGTTGTTGAAGTAGTTGGTTTGGGAGCAGATTTTTTGCCTATTCCTGCAAGAATTACTAGAATTGACAAGGTAACAGAAAATAACATTGTCGTTTATGATAGAGTAAATCCAGTTGGACAGAATCAAACAGAAAGACATTATGTTGTTTCAAATGACTATAGTGCAATTACAATTGCGGTAAGCGGAGAGTTTAATTATAGAGAAGCACGACCTGCAAGAATACCTTTAGCATACTCTGATTCATACGCATTGTTTGAAGATAATAATGATAGTCCTCCAGTATCAACATATGCCTATAACAATAATTCATTATTTCACAATGGATTCTTTTATGTAATTGAAGGAGAATTTGGTTATCCATATATTCCTACAGATATTCAAGATGCTACAAGAGTTTTGATGAATGATATTTTGACAAGAAGAGATGCTTATAGCAATAGATATGTTTTGTCATATGATACAGATCAGTTTACTATTAAACATGATCCATCATTTGTTCATGGAACAGGAAATAGAATAGCAGATCAAATCCTAAATAAGTATGTTCTACCTATTTACAAACTTGGAGTGCTATAAAATGTCTTTCTATACGCCAGTTGATTTCTTCTTTCCTATGGCGGTAGATATTTATAATGCTGTAGAAACTCAAGATGAGTTTGGAAAGATTCAGAAAAACTGGGTATTTGACAGAACTCATGAAGGATATTTTGAAACATTCGGAAGCAACGTTGCTAAAAATAAAGGGCTTGACCCACTATCTGTTATTGAGTTAAGAGATAAGTTGATCGGTAGAACAAGAAATAACCCATTGGTTTTATCAGATGGAACATATAGAGTTATTAACTCAATACTTATTACTAATATTCGTGATGTTAGAACACAAGAACCATTCTTTTTAGAAGCAGACACAAGAACATTGCAGTTCTTTTCTACTCAATATGAAATACACTTTACTCACCCCTATGTTAATGCTTGGAATGATATTGAGTATCATAAGGTTATTTTGAATAGAATAGAACGACAGGAGATTGGTGGATACCCATGATCTCTGTAAAGTTTAATACTAAAGATTTGATAAGTGCTTTAGAAAACACAGTTGACTATTCTATGGGATTTATTGATGGAGTAAAGTTAAATCAAACAGAATTTAATAAGGTTCTTGCAGATGCAACAATAGAGTCTTTAAACTTATATATTGAAGCAAATGCCAGAGAAAATCCAGCAGCCTTGCATCACGTTTACGAATGGGATTATGTAGGAAATCCACAGGGCAGACTATTTAATTTTGATGCTATTGTTACACAAAGAAGCATTACTATTACATCATCTTTTTTGCAGTCTACTACCGTTAAAAAGGATGCAACAAGTAGTGAGCCATTTTGGAACAAAGCAGAAGTTATGGAAAGTGGCATGACGGTTGTTATTGTTCCTCGCCGTGCAGAAGTTCTTG